AAATAAGCACCCGTGGTGTTCATCATAGAATAATGCATGGGTCCGCCGTACAGTGCCGGACTTTGACCGGGCGTTTGAGCACCGCTAGTTTGGGTGTCGTTTAGACACAACGATTTGTCGGAAAGAAAAGACCCGAAATCGCCGCCGTTGTACCCGCTCGCACTAGGCGCAGTGGGGTTGTTTTGGCAGATTGCCCAAGGGCGGCGGGCCATACCTTGAAACTTGTTGTCCGACTGAAACTTGGCGGTGTTGTAACAACCATCCTGAGCAGCCCATGAATGGGAGCCAGGCATGATTTTGGCCTCGGCCAGTGTATTTGGTGGGCACCGGAAATAAGTCGTAGGCTGCGAGATTGGCGCGTCCCATGTTACGCTGGGGCCGTATTTGGGCATTGAAGCCGCCATCTCGTAGCTGTTGCCGTACTCGTAAACGGTTACCGCACCTTGCTTGTAAATTTGTGCAGTAGTGTTGACCACCTCAAACCCGGAATATACCAGGCGATAGACACCGAGGTCGGTAGTCTCGAAATCGAGGTAGTCATCAAGATTGATCTGTTGAAGCTCGTAACCGCCCGTTCCTGCTGTCGGGCAATGCCCTGGGGTGAAGGTCATATTTGCGCCGTCAGCACCAGTCGTCGGCACGCTGTTGATCAATAGACCATCCATGCGTGCGCACCGTGCAGACTTGCCGTCGATAAGTCCTGCAACGCCACCCGTGGTGGGACGTGCAGGATCACCGAAGGCGAAGACCTTTCCGGTGCAAACCGACGACTCATCAGAAGGTGAGAAGTCGATTGGCGACAGTGCGATGTGGCAATCCCAGTTTGCACCATCTGCCAAACCCGGGGGCTTGGCGACGGTAATGGCTTGACGTATATTTACGACGACAGTGGGCTCAGTGGCAACGTCCGGATAACCACGAAGATGCTCGAGTTGCATGTCGTGGAACGGATCTAAAGCCGATTTGAGCCAATCGCATGCCTCCGGCGTGATGAGCCTGTTCTTGCAGAGCTCGTCCATCGGATCCTTGGAGCGTACGATGTCGCGCATTCTCTGGACTTCTCCCAAAGACGTCATATTGACCAGTCCTGTTCCTTCTTTCGCGCACCGATGAAGGTGCACAAGCACGTAGCTTTCGAGGGGTCAATCTCTCACCCAGTCTGACCGATTCGGCAGCAAACCCAACGGTCACAGACGTCCAGAACCATCCCGCGTATCCACGCGTAGAAAGAAACGTCTGCTGGGAAGGCTGTCGCACGCCACCTTACGCTGATGCGCATGGTGGCGTTTTCGTACCTGCCTCCTCTTCTTGGAGCAGCTGCTCGAGCGCTAGCTCGGCAGCTACCGCCAGATCGTCAAGTGAGTACTCGGCCATATCAGACCGTGACGACTGTGCGGAAAGCAGGTTGGCGACTGGACCAGACATACGCACCGTTCCCTCGGGTTCGGCGTCGGGGTCAAAGTCCATTCCTGGCAACTGGAATTCCTCTAGGTCTTCCCATGTCGCGCACTGGGCTAGGGACTCAAGCCAGCCCTCAAGCTCCGAAGCACTCTCGAAGTTAACTTGAGTGGCAATAGCCTCCAGCATCATCGGTACGTCGTCGTCCGAGACGCAGTATGGTCCGCCAGCTACGCGATAAAACATGTCCCGGTCCGTCGCGAGTAAATGTGCCATCTCCTTGGAAAGCATTGGAGTGCCATCATCGTCAACCTCAACGATGCCATCATAGCATTGCAGGTCAACGTTGTACATTCTCGCGACGGCGATGAGGTATTCACGAATACACGGTGTTTGCGAGTCGGTTGTCCAATAACCGAGGAGCTTGAGCTTGTACTTCTCGACGTCGAGATTGCGTGCGACGGAGATTTTGCGAAGCGCCTTGACGACGTCCGCGTACGAAGCCAAAGACTCCAACGGCTTTGGATAATAACGCCCGAGGAAAAACGTTCCATCCTCCGGACGCGAAAACGCCACTTTGAGCTTCATTCCAATCGCCTCCGTGAAAAAGGTCGCGGAGGTGCTCCAGTCATCATCAGAAATGCCTGGAAGATGAGGCCCAACGCCATCGTCGCCGAACTTAGGGCCGATGACATCGTATGGAATACTGTAGATGTCGACTTCCTGGTTCTTGAACATAAAATCTCCCCAGAAAAGATGCGAGAGGTCACCGCTCTTCTCCGCATAATGCTTAAGCGCAGTGCGGATGGTGGTCCTCTTCACAGTCGATAAATCCAGCTCCATCTTGCGGCGCAACCGAAACGTGGTTCTCGTGATTGCAAGACACGTTGACACATACTCGACGAACGCTGATACAACGGTGTTAAGTTCTGTTGTTACACCGGATCCGCTGTTGTTCTTAAAGCCTGTCTTAATAGGCTTACCGTTGAGCATGGTTGTAAAGTCCACATTCGCCTCGAGTATCTTCTTGACTTCCTCGTAGTCGGTTTCGTGGACAAACGCCAGGACGAACTCGACGAACCAGGAATAAATATACTCACTGATCGTCTCATCCATCTTGGAATAATCCGTGTCATGCAGGCCGCTCACCTGACCACCTTCATCGGTGACAGCGGCATGCATCGCAATCTCGGTAAGTTTGCGAATGGACATGGCGATGTCATGTGGAGAATTGCCAGGTTGGTAGAATCCGCAGTGCTTTAGTACTTCCTTGACAAGGAGGCCGACTCGTCCTGTCTGAATGGCCATTTCCTCAGTGTACTGCGTGATCCCACGGGGCGCTACGCTCGCTTTGGGTCCGACCTCGTGCTTAAGGTTTGTCTTAGGGACCGTCTCGCGAGCGACAAGTTCGACATTGCGTTGTAGACGCGCGGCTTGTAACGCTTGAGTGCGCCTCTGGTAAATAATCTCAGGGCCCACCATCGTAACCGATCCCAAGGCGATGCCGGTTTCGCCTGAGACCTGATCTATGAAACGTGGAAGAAGCAGCGATACGATATCCTTGATGTTAGTCACAGGGTCGATCTTGTTGCTGAACTCCTTCAAACGCTTCTTCTCGTACGCGTCATGCGCAGCATCGGACTTCGTATCCG